TTACTCATCCACCTTTTGTACTTTTGTTCAAACGGCTCCTGGCTGTTTTTATTAAAGTTGTTTTTTGTCCAGGTTATAACCGCCCCCTTCCAGCTTTTCATCGGTACCTTTCCAACCATCCAGCCATTAGATTCATAATGCGCAATAAACTCCTCGGCCGTAAAGTTGGTTATGTTTTTTTCTTTCAAGTGTGCGGTAACCTCTTCAAACGTTGGTTTAATAAATCTGCTTCTCTTTCTTGGTTTCTTGAATTCTGTGTAATCCTCGGTATCAATCACACCAGTATCTTTATATTCTTTATTTATATTACTTTCTTTTGTAGTATCAATTCTTGATACAATACCAAGGTCTAATGTATCAATTCCTGATACAAAATCAGCATCTAATATGTCAGTATTTGATATATTAGGATTTGATATATAATTTATTTCAAAATATGTTTTAATTCCTTTCCCGGCTCCAGTGCGTTTAACTGTTATTAGTTTATATTGTTTTAATTCTTTTAGTGCTATTTTTATCGTGTTTATTGATAATCCGCATAATTCAACAAGTTGTCCCTGGCTTATTACATCAACATCCTTATGCCATCCGATAGTTTTACGGCTGATCGCTAAAAATACTTTTGCTGCCGGAGCTGATAATTTCTTCATCCAGTTATCAATAAAGTCATTTGATACTTGGGTATGGTTAATTTTATTCAACATTGCTTGCCTCATAAAAAACCCCGCCCCCACAGCTTCGCCCTGGTAGTTGATTGCTGTGAGTTTGGGGTTATGTTTTACTGTTTTGCCTACCAGGGCTTTCATGCTCTTATCCTATCACGGTATTAAATATCTATCAAGCCAAATTCCGAATCAATCGCCTTTAATTCTTCCTCAAGCTTTTCTATATCCATTTTGCGACCTTCAATGCTTTTTGTTATATTTTCTTTTTTATAACTGATATATTTTTTTACCTTTTCTTTGTTTACCGGCAATCCCCATGTTTGAAATCTTTTAATATCCTCTGATCCATAATCGCTTTTTGCTTCAATTAATGATGCAAATTTTTCTTTTGCCTCTTCGAGTGTACAAAATAGATACACTTCCTTGCTTCCGCCGCTATGGTCTGAATAGTCGTGAATCCTCCATTGCAATGTTCCATCGGATTTTCCATAAATTGACACAAGTTTTAATCCTTCGCATCTATCGTCCCAAAATGAAGCAAGGTCTCTTTCGATATGAAAATCATATAATTTAATATCATATCCACCGGTAACGATGTATTTATATTTCTCCAATAAAAAATTCTCAACCATTTCAAACGATTCTAATGATATGTTTTCTGTAGTTCTTTTTATACAATCTATTTTCGCTTTAAGTGCAGCCATTTCAGTCCGGTCTCTTTTTCTCAAATCATCAAGGCTTTTCTCGTAGTTTTGTCTGTCTCTTTCGTATCGTTCTTTATTTTCTCTTGCCCGTTTTTCCTCCCATGTTTCCATAGGCTCGTCAAGCAAACCAGAGGCTATAAAATTCTCTCCTCCCGGTATTTCCGCGCCCTCTTTTGATACATAAATCTCTTGAACAATAAAGTCATTATTATTCAATTTCCCTAATACAACAACTTTTTTCCCTTGTTTCGTGTACTTAATCTCCATCCCTTTCTCCTTATAATTAAAAAAGCCCTCTCTACCGTGCGGGGTTTCAAGGGCTTATATTGGCTAATCAGCCGTCAAATCCCGCACTATTTGACTGCCAATTTCTTTTGTAATCCTATCACGGTATTAGGTAGGTGTCAAGCTTCTCTGCCATAAACATATAGCCGCGACAAGCTCTGCACGGCTCATCATCCCGGCCCGATACATCAAAAAGTATTCGCGTAGTTGGTTATAGGTCATATCCATTCCTTTATTCCAGCGGCCATAATAGCCGCTATTTGTTGCCGTATCCATTCCGGCCTGAATCCACGATTGAAACTGTCGTTATGTTTCCAACAACTCCACCGTAATAGTTTTGGGTGATGCACGATCTCTTTTCCGTACTTCTGTATGTTCGCTTTGCTTTTACTTATACAGTGTGCTATCTGTGTGCCTCGCATATCACACCCCGAATACTCGCACATACCGTGATTTCTTGCCATTACAAATTCTCGTACTTCCTGGGCTTCAAACTTTTGACGCGCGTTGAGATATCCCGCGCTTACTGACGGCTTACGTTTCTTTGGTTTGCTTATCATTGTTCCGATCCTGCCTTGTTGTATATATCTTGGCATTCCCATTATTGCACGCCGGGCAAATCATTTCTCCATCACACCCCTTTAATGGAGGTATCATGGTTATGTAGTCACAGATTGTACACACATATTTTGTAACACGTACTTTATCTATCATTTTTCATCATCCTTTTAAGTTCATTGTCTTTTAATCCCTGGCAGATTTCCTGGAACTTCTTCGAGTTACACCCGGCTGCTACCATGTCATTGAGCAGATTGTCAATAAAGTTGGCGAGCTCTTTTTTGGTGTACCGCGTCAGGCTTTTAAGCTTTCCCCGTATCATCGATTTCATATCCGGGTCAAGCCGTATATGTTCTGGTATTTCCTCCACGGATTTCACGTCAAATATTTTTGGTTTTTTGTTTACGATATCGGCATAAATGTAGCTTGCAAATCCGGCACCTAAATCCCGTTTCATCTTATCACGGAAAGTACTGTATTCGTCGCCGCCATACTTAGGATGTATGCCGCTTTTCCAGTATTCGGTTATCAAAGCCTCAGCCGTTTTGTGTTGACTGTCAGTGTGTTCTTCCGCCGGTTCGAGATTGTACCAGAATCCATCTTTAGGTTTATCAGTAGAGCATGGTTGATACTTTTCTCCGGGTAATATTAAAATCTTCAAAGCTTCTCCTTTAGCTTTTCAAGCATTCTGTCAACTTCTGCGTTGAGCTTTTTGACTTCGCCTTTTATCTCTGTTGACAGGCTTTCATTCACCGAAAACCGGCTTATGTATAACTGTAGATGTTCCGGGAAGTCTGGATGATAGCTCACATAATCCCACCATAACCTACCCGTACACATCATACCGGAAACCATTTGATAAATGTAATCCCGTTTAATCGTGCCGTTGATTAGTGTATCAAGGTGCTGCGCCGCTTCCGGACATTTGATTTCAAGCCCCCCCTCGTCGTCTACCAGTCCGTCAGGGGACGCGCCAAATCTCTCAATTGTAGGATGATTGATAAATCCTACTTGCTCCACCCATGCGCCGGTATAGGCTGCATATGCTATACGCGCCTCTGCTTCAAGTTCCGTACCCCGCGCCATTGCCGCGCTTTGATAGGTTTCCGCAGTCTTGCCGGTCAGGATTTCCAATACCAATTGAGCTATATAATTTTTCCTGCTTGCTAAATACGCGCCCTTAACTCCCGGTACAATATCGATAACGCGGGACGCAGTTACCTTCCCGCGCCGTTCCTCGAACCACTGATCCGACCCCTGAATAACGTCAGACATTGTTGGATTCCTTCAAAATCTCTTCCGCTCTTTTGTTTTTAAGTTTTACCAAAACAGTTCTGGCATCCTTGCTGTTTGAATTTTGTTTCATAAAAGCGTCCCAGGACACCTTTAATTCCTCGATGGTTTTACAGGTCAGAAAGGCTTCCCAGTATTCGGCGTATTCAAGACCGTCGTCAAAGGTAAGGAATGTGCCGTCAGTATCTTCATCCTCTTCGGTGATTCCGAAACCAGATTTAAACGTGTACCGTTTCCCATACGTTGACATAACCCCGGCAACCTGGATCGCGTTCTGCACGTCCTTTCCGGTTCCACTTTTTACCGGGTCAATTTTGGGTACATCGAAAAACACAGAATCATCGGTATGCCCCCACCCGGAAATTATTATCCGTATTCGTTTCCCGCCTCCATCAAGAGGCAGTTCTGTCCATCGGTAGGAAAATCCGTGCTTCGATATAATTTCTCCGTATTGCCGGGTCATTGCCTCAATCGGTGCATACTTGGATTTATCCGCCTGTTTTGTCCGCTTTATCGGATCAAACTCTTTTTGCATCTCCGCAAAATGGAAATCGAAATCCCGTTTACACTGTCGTTCCTCTTCCGCTCGTTTCAATGCAATCAATTTTTCCAGGGAATCCACCATGTTTTTTTCAATAGCCATCTTCATGAGTTGGCCCATTTCCGATTGTATGGCTATGTCTGTACTCGCCGTTTCGGTAGGTAACTTTTCCCCGCCTGGTTCATCGGTCATTGTTCGTACCGTGCCGTCTTCTTCGATCAATTCAAAGTTTTTCATCGTTTTCTCCTATATGATATTTTTTTCGTAGCTCTTCCATTTCCCTTTCCCGGATGTAGTCGGGCGGCTCTGGAAGCTCTGATAAATGCCCGTGGAACTCATCAAAGGCTTTGTCATCCATTAACTGCGAATCCGTCATTTCTTCACCACATCCTTGAGAAGTTCCCGCACCATTGCCCCAAATGATCGGTTAGAATCGTCTGCCATTTGTTGGATTACCGCTATCATTTCCTTTTCCATTGAGATATTTTTTGTCATTATATTTTTTTTAGCCATATGGCCTCCTATGCTTGTATCATATACCATAACCGCAGTCATGTCAATACTTTTGGCCAATATTTATATTATTTTGCTTTTTTCTATTGACAGGCTCAAATGAGTGTGATATACTGGTTTTTAATTGGAGGATGAAAGATGGATGCACGAATAAAGGAAGCACTTACGGATCAGGCGGAATTTGCGATAGAAGAAATCAAAATTATCGTTAAAGGCATTCCCCTTGAAATCCTGAAATCAGTCTTGACATACAGGGAAAAAGACCTCGCCACCATCGAGGCAAACGAGAAAATCGAGGAAAGCGAACACGCGGAACTTATCGCACGGCTCAAAGCAGGCCGGGATATTGTCGGGAAGATTGTCGATATCTGGGAACTGTTATAAGGAGAGTAACGACAAGGTGATTGATAATGATATTATTATAAAAACACAATATACTCTAAAAGCAGCGGTCAAAGCGATGTATAATTTTGGTATAGCTTTACGCACTGCTGCTATTGTTGCGGATATTATACGGTTTAACGTATTTGAGACCCTCGCCGAATACAACGGATTTTTAACGGAGTGTTGACATGACTGACGAAGAACGCAAAAAAGATTTGTCCGATATTTTTAATTGCTGCTTCGATATAAAATCAATCGGCTATATGGAAATGCAATATGAGGTTGTAACGCCGATACTGAAAAAGATGCAAGAATTAAGAAACCATGTTTTCGATGATATAAAAAAAATAAGCGCCGATTTTTTTAAGCCTGAAAATATAATTATAAATCTCATCATTGCATCCGTCAGAAAATACAATCGGCAATGGAATTTATACGTCAATATGAACAATCTAAAATATTGCAACATTGACGGATTAAATAAACTGTTAAAAATATTTTTAGAGTCTGTAGACGGTGAAAATAATATTAAACGAGCTGCGAGATTTTTATGAAGAAAGGAGCAAATGATGAAATATTATAGACCATTAAAAAACGAGAAAGTAATACATGGCGATTACGTAACTGATGATAGATTCGGACTGACAAAAATGGTGCCGGATCACTGCATGATTGGGGTAACAGTAGGAGATACCGACGCAACCGGATTTATGCACTATTTCCGCCCCGTCCCCGAACCACGTCCCGTTGACAAGTTGACGGATGAGGAAATAGAAAAAAAATATTGCGGCGCGATTGACAGATTTGGAGATATGAAATACGCATTGCATCAGTTTCTTTTAGAAATCGACGAACTCCGCATGAAGCCCCGCGAGAGCGCAAAGGAAAAGTGGATACGGGAATACGGTGAAACCCATGGATTACCCGGTGAATTCGTGCGCCAAATAAGAAACTATTTGAGCGACACTTGGGACGCCGCCATTGCATCGATGAAAGCCAAGGAGGACTGAATGGACGAAATACGGGAAGCTATGATAGAGAGTCGTGTGGTTTGGTCTGATAAAAAGTGCGGCGGTACAATCGGCGAAATGCTTGCATACGAATCAGGACACAAGGCGGGTTGGAAAGCCGCCCTCGCTTGGCAGAAAGCACAGCCGGTCGATCCGTGGGAGTGTGCGCCGAAAGAACCTATATGTTTTTACATAGATAAAAACGAAAGAATAGAACTGCGATTGTCAGTAAGCATATATATTACAGGATTAAACATATGGGAAATACGGGAATACGGTATTAACGAGGAAAGCGAAGATTCCGTGCAGATAGCGCAGGGACGGTCTTCTGAGGTCTCACTATCCCGCGACGGCGAAGTCCGCACCTACAACCCGGAAACAAAGGAGTTTGAGGATGGATAAAGCGACGGAAATAGCAAAAAATATTTGCAAGCGAGATTTTACCTGGCTTGAGGATACCAATCCGACAGAGACAATAGCCGACCTAATCCGCCCGCACCTTGCGCCGGAGTGGAAACCATATAAGGAAATCGCTGAAGAGTTTACGGTAATTGAATGTTTCGGTACTCCAACTGTAAAAAAGGCGGCGGAAAAAATTAAAGATTCCTTACAAGCCGCAGAATATACAATACAAAACCGAGAAGAGGCTGCGGAGTTTTGGTATAAAAAACACTATCAAAGCATAGCACTAATAAAAGAGCATTTAGATGACCCGTTCAATGATGCCTGGATTATCAGATTAAGAGAAATATGTAAAGAGCCATTACCAGAGGCCCCGCAATGACTAAAAAGACTATGAAAAAAATAATAGACGACCAGCCGGCAGTATTTTTTGTATTGTATAAGTCTACCTTACATGGAAAGCCGGTTAATTCCTTGCTATTCGAGGAACAGAAAAACCTGTGCCGGGAAGCCCTCGTTAAGATATTTAAGGAGAAAACTCATGAGTGACAAAATCCCCGACATGCCGGACGATGAGGAATTGCAAGAAATACTTAACTATATAAAAACCAACGGCCCAGGGTGGTTGTCAGACGATTCTATTGAGACCCTCGCCGCCGCAGTCAGGGCGCTACAGGCACAACCTAAAGAAACGCACGAGTTTTACTCGGTTGCCGTGGAACAGATAACAGGACTCCAAAGAGACAATCTTTTATTGAACCGCGAAATTGTTGCACTGAAGGAGGAACTGAAAACAGAACATGAAAAAAGAATCTTGTTACGAAAAGCCACACGAGATTTTTATGATAATCCATATAGCCAGGCCGCCGGTGAGAATTTATGGAAGGAATTGGAAAAATGAAATGGCTCCGCGCTCACTGGAAGTTTCTCGCGATATCCCTGCTCCTGACGTGCGGCGTAATCGCCTACACCCGGATCACGGTGAACAATGTTATCTCACTAACCCGCGAGCCAGTTAACCCGCCGCATATACTGACCATGCAGTCCTACGACTTAACAGCGGCAGACGGCCGAAAGCAACGGGAATACGTCATCGGATTCGTTACCCCGGAGAATATTGTTATTGAAACTAATATCAAAGTCACGGCGGCGAGGGAATAATGCCCTGCATAAGAATTGAAAACGGCTATATCTGCATGAGCGATCCGCCATTGCTGACAATCGGCCCGCTCTCAATTGAGCGGAAGTTATGCCGTTTCTTCGAAATTCTAAGCGAACAGAAACGGATTACGAAAACATGAACGCGGCAGTTGACCGAGTTATACAACGATATTTAGAGGAGAAGGAAAGATGAAATATTATGTTTTTATTAGACCGAATGACTGTACGGATACTGACGAAGTATATCATGCGGGGAATTGGAAAAAAATATCTGATTTCCATTATGAGCTTGACAACTGTTACACCTACCGTCGCCCCGTAGAAATACGCGACCCTGGGGAGCTATCGAATCAGGATATTTATCGGGTGGCAAACTGTTTCCATCATAATGACGAAAACAGATTTCCATTATTACGGGAGGACATTATTTTAATATCGCATAAACTTGACGAACTCCGCTCCCGTCCAAGGGAAACCGAAAAGGAAAAGTGGATACGAAAAAGAACGATTGGCATTGTTGATACGGACATTAATATGTCGGAGGCGATAGCCGCGCTACCGGACATACTCGAACGAGATATAAAATTTTACGACACCCTTATAATGATCGTATGTAGAGAAATTAAAAACAACGAATACGGGTATCAAATAGCGCGTGAAATATTTGACGCCTACGATTTTAAGCCAGACGAAAAAGCAACCGGGAAAACATGGGAAGAAATAAAGGAGTTGATAATTAGATCCAAACCAAAAGAGGTGGAAATAGGATTTAATCAATGGTGGGAGTCTGCTGGACAATTTACAATTCAAAAGCTATGGAAGCATGACGCTCACTTGATATGGGATGCTATTCATGAAGCGGGCGAGCGGGAAGGATAAATGTTAAATCGTGTCATTTGTTGCGACTGCATGGACTTTATGAAAGACCTCCCGGACAAACACTATGATTTAGCGATAGTTGACCCGCCGTATGGGATTGGGGATTTTAACATGCAGACAAGCATCGGGAATAAAAGAGGAACTCGAAAGCATGGCCATGTAATGTGGAACGATAATATTCCAAATGATAATTATTTTTGTGAAATATATAGAATAAGTAAAAAGAATATTATATGGGGTGCTAATTATTATAATTGTTTTTCAGGTGGAGCAATTATATGGCATAAACAGATTGGTCATCCTAATATGAGTAAGTGCGAAATTGCTTCTGTATCTTTTCAAAAAAAAGTTGATTTTGTTTCTATTCCATGGGCTAGCGGATTTTATAGAGAAATTGCAGAAGATAAGACAATCCACCCGTGTCAAAAACCAATAGCCCTTTACAAATGGCTCCTGCAAAACTACGCAAAGCCAGGTCAAACAATATTCGATAGTCACGTGGGAAGTGGTTCGCTGCGGATAGCGTGCCATGATTTAGGCTTTGACTTTGAGGGGTGCGAGATAGACGAAGACTATTGGGAAGCGCAAGAGGCACGGTATCAGAACCATATTAAGCAGGCTGAATTATTCGAACCGCAAGAAGTTCAAGAACTTGTATACAAGCAGGGTGAATTATGAGTTTTCATTACGGCCTATTTTCTGTCGACCATCCGATTTGGCTATGTATTGAAAACATGGGGTATCGCAGATCGCTGCGGACTAAAGAGTACATAGACAAAGAGGAAGTGCAACCGGAGAAAGTGGAGCCGGAGCCGATTATCATCGTAGTTGAGCCGCCCCAAATAGAAACGCATAGATCGCGCTGTCGCAAGGTGGCAATAATAAAAAACAATGTAAAATTTACTTTTAATAGTCTAAAACAAGCGGCGCAATTTATAAACGAACATGAGGAAAAAACCGCATCGTCCGCCATGCTGTCAATTGCGCTAAAACGTGGTCACAGGGCGTATGGATGGACCATAGAGGATTTATCCGAGACCGTCGATAACTCTACAGGACTGTAATATATTTCAATCTGGGGGCATTTTATACATGAGGTTGCAATACGATATTCACGGAGATTTAGAAAAACGTTTTAGACGCTATCTGCCAAATGAAAAAGAGCGGCATTACATAGCAAGGGAAGCGCTGGAAGAATGGATTACACGACACGAGGGGAGGGATAAAAGATTACACATGGAAAAACTTGAGGCAGACATTGAGCTGCTTACACCAATAATAATTGAAGTCTTGAAACGTCTTGAGCTGCTACCTGCCCCGTAAATCCGCCTTGATCTCTTCAAGTAACCCTTCGATATTTTTAAGCCTGCCGTTGATTTCCACGATGTCCTTTTCCGTTTGTATTTGATAGTGTGCCTGCTCAGAAACTTTTTTCCCTAAAGCGTCTATGTCACCCTTAGTGTCACACATATCTTTTTCGTGCCTTGATTCCACTTCTTTCAATTTCATTTCTAATTTTGTTATCAACTGGAAAAACCGTACAATCATACCGCCGATAGTCAGGACACCAATAACTGTTGGTATCCATACGGATAAATTAACCGTCGCCATTCAGTAACCCCTTGATATTCTGATAATTAAGTATTCCAATGACAACAATAATCACCACCGATACGCCAATACATACGCCGCCGGTTATGAGGACGGCTCTAAGGATGTCCCTCCTGTACTGTTTCAATAGCTCTGTCGATAAATCGGAGGCTTTCTTCCAGGCTTCCTCCAAGGCCGTCAACCGTGGCCCCTGTTCGTTCATCGATATTTGCAAGGCTTTTAATATATTCGAGTTGTTGTGTAAATCCATCGTCAATAGATCGATTTCGTTCATCAAGGCTAATTTGTAGCTTATCCAATCGCTCGATAATTTTTCCGTTGTTTGATTCAAGAGTGTCGACATAGCCAGCCTCTCGTTTATAAGCCTCAATAATGAGTCCCGTTGTTCTATTGCCGTCAGCAATGACTCCCTTGAGGTCTTTAATAGTTGTAGCATAGTTGGTTCCGGCGGTTCCGCGTCCTGCGAAAAAAGCGGCTGTGCCAATAACAACAATAGCAACAAGGCCGGCAATAAGAATGATTTTCGCTGTTTTATCCACATTCAATTTCCTTTATAGGCTTGATAGATATGTACGGTTCCATCGCTCAACGTTTGGGTCGCGTCAAGTACGATTTGTTCATCCAATGTTCCGGCGTATGTAATGGTGTATGGTTTATCAGTTACTTTCCACCAATCCGTATACCACGGTATATTTGGATATACTTGTCCAGGACATTGCGGATAAACCGGATATGGTACATATTCCGTATTTCTTGGCTCGAAATATTTTTTCAGCTCCATGTATAGTTTCCAAGCACTATCTCCTTTCAAAACAATTTCTTTTCCATCAATTTCGAATTTCATTTCTTTAAGCATATTATCCTCCATAATTATTTCCCCACTAACTCAGGATGAAAGTTCTTTGATTTTACCAGCGTATCGAATACGTTCCCGCCTATATAAATAGCCGCATTTAAGATCATCGCCGCGAGTATAGGTACAAGGATTTCTTGTGAGTTGGTTTTCCATGGGGCGGTCATTGCATAAAATGCAACAAGTGTAAAATGCACCATGAAAAACGCGAGCATTTTCCGCCCGTAAGCTTGTAATTTTTTCATAAATATACCACCATAAATTTTTTGACGTTGCTTTTATATTCATCTTCCGTTAATCGCTCATTGACTCCACCGTTTTTTAATCCGGGTCTGCTGCCCCAAGAATCCATATATACAATTTCCCGGTGTACATCATCATACGCGATAGCCGCGAGCCAGTGGCCTGGATTTTCCAAACAGAACTGTACGCCATGGCCTTTCTTTAGTTCTGCTACCATCATATCAAACGTACAGGGGTCAACGATTTTTGCAGACACATTATACAAATCCCATGCCGCCGCCCTGTATGCCATGGCCAGACGATTGCGCATAATCTCAGAATATCCCCTATCCGGATCGTTAAGATACAGCATGACCGCATCGTCCATTTGTACCCGCGCCCCAGCAGGGAAAGTGAAATAGTCTTTACTTTGCAGATATCCCATACCTTCCATAAGGCAACAAAAAGCACAGGCTCCGCAACTTTCAAGATATCCTATCGGCTTATTGTCTTTCCGCAGCCGCTCTTTTAATATCCGCAATATCATCGCTTCAACCGAGTTTCTGGTTTGTTCGTATCTAATCTTTGGATTAGCATGATTTTTTATACCCTGCATTTCTTCCCCCTCATCATCGCCTCATGTAGTGGTCGGTATGTTTCCCACGTTTTCAACGGCGTATGTAAATCAATCTCGATAAAAAAGTAATCGTCATTTTTATTGGCACAGATTACCGATCCCTTAGCGACTCCATGTCCGCAACATGAGGATTCAGTTCTCAAATTAGGATGATTGTTTATCGCCTCGATGATATCAGCAATGCATAAATCAATATCATGTTTACGTCCCTTGCAAACCACTTCCCGTGATTTATAGCAGTCTTCGCAATCCAACGGTTGTATGTAATTGTAAACGATGTTCATAATCGCCAATATCCATCTACCTTCCAGGCATAGCTTGCCCCAGTGCCGGACGCAGCGTGTAAAACTCTTCCTTCCATACTTGTTGTACTTGGCCATGTTGACATAAAGCTTCCGTAATACTGTGGAGTATGGAAAGGAGTAGGTGCAACAATAAAGGGAACAGGAAAAGTAATAGTAACATTCCCTCTAAACATTTCTCCCGCAGTTGCTCCATACGCATTACTTATAGATATATTATGGTCGCACGTTGTGGTGCCGAAACAATTTTGTTTCCTGCCAAAACGTTCCCAATTCCCACGACTATTCTCCCCAATCTCATCGGTGCCATTAAGATTCTGTATTATATGGCTAATCTCCGCACCGGTCCACCACACTGCGCCTATTATTCGTTCATCATCATCATAATAATACCCGCCCTTGGTGTGATTGTATCCTGTATCCGCTCCGTCTACATAAGAATAGCATGTTGCCGATGGTCTAGCGGAAATCGCCGCGCCTCCGCTATCTGCTCTTTGCGTAAATACGAGTGCTTGTGTGCAGGTTATGAAACTCCACCCCGTCGCCCCGGTTATAGTTACTTCGGAAAAACTAGTGTTTTCTCGCAGGTAATCATCCGTGCCATCATTTATATGGATTACCCCAGGTCTAATAATCGTCGTCGTCGTCGCCGTCGCGCTTTTGTAAAGTTGTAATGTGTTTATTCCTTTTGCGATAACCCACAATTCGCCTAATTCGAGTTTTTTATTGACTCCTGCCTGTTGCACTTCAAATAAATCATTCGGGTCAAGGGCCCCTGCCGCCGTAAGGCCGTCTATATTTATTGCCATCTATCTGCTCCTTACCAATCGTATTCTGTCGCTGTAACTCGCGTCAACATGTCGGACTTCTTCAGTATCGATTTTTCGCGTATCAAACAGTGCATTGCTTCTGCGCAATTCTAAGTATATTTTATTATTGCTGAAATCATACGTTTTCCCGATCACTTCAAACACTGTCGGCCCTATCATGTCTGACGCTTCTCTGCGTATATCAACCTGTGTATAACTCATAAGGTTTACATCGTAATACAACATAGGCACTTCAATTGATGTTTTCAGTGCAACCGTATCGGCATAATTCATTATTGTAGTTGCGAATATTGCCGCGCTTGCGGAGGTTACTAATTGCGTATCGAAACTTCTTTCAAGATACGTTTTATATTTCAGTACAACCGCGTCCTCCCGTGAATCATCGGTATAATAATCATACGCCGTTCCGGTTGTCGCGTAATCACGATTATACCCAACCTTAACGGAGGATAAAACTTCTGTCGGGTCATAACTTAATATATATTTATTTGCTATGTCATTATAATCTATTTCACTGTACGTGTTTCCTGCCTGTTGCACCCGCGCTGAATACTTTCCCTCCCGGTTAATCTCAAATACACCAAATACGGAATTGCAAATACTCTCAATAACGTTTATGATCGTTTCGCCGCTTGCCGATATGGATACATTATCTACGGCTCCCTCCGCTAACTCCCATGCAGTGGTATCAAAATATGTTTCCGTGTATGTTATAGGCAAATTATTTACAAGTATTTCCCGTGCCGCCTGGAATGCGTTTAATGCTGTACAGGTATATGATATAGGTTTAGATAACTGTTTCCGTTTATCCTGTATATTTATTTGCAAAGTGTCTTCAGCTATTGCTATCTGTTCGATATAGCCGACAAACATTTTTTTATATTCGCTAAAATCAAGCTCTGAAAATCCGTAGTATATCCTGACCTCATTCCCGTAAATATTTTCACTCTCTCCCCAGGTATCATAATCACCGTCCGTGTTGATCGCATTTATGCTTCCGCCGGTGTACGCGACCTTTCCAAAAAATAACGGGTCGCGCTGTTGCCTCAGTGTAAGTTGTCCGGTCAATCTTCCCTCGTAAAATACTCCTGAACCAATCGGCGTTATGTCTTCATAAGAAAAACCATATACAATCCCCAAAGTAACTTCATGCAAAAATATTTCATCATTATTTATAACGTGAATATATACTCTTCTATTTGTCGCATCGTAGTAAAACGAAGTCGGCACTGAATACAATAATTCAAGTGTCGTCTCAGTATAAATCATACCGTCAACATACACGCTTCCTACGGCTCCAAACCCTTGCGCACTGAATCCATCAAGTAACGACGAATCAATCCAGGGGTATGCGTTTTCAAAATCGCACATCCATATACCCGATCCGTAGTTGACCCATTGATAGTTCTGATTGCCTATGTCTACCTGTACGAGTGTTTGAGGTGTTTTGTTTTCTTTTACAATCAGTTCATCAAAAGTCATATATTGAAAATCCTTAAAACCATAACCTCGTCATATGTAAGAAGGAAAGATATTGCGTAATCATCGGTAACGTCACTCCCGCCCCTCGGTTCATATATCCTTCCATCTATTTCTATACAAGCGTGAAAGTACCCGTGTACATAATCAGCCTTGCGAACTGCCGCAAACCGGGCTTTGATATTTATTTGATCCAACATATACAGGGCTAAAATCGCCCAATCCTCGCAATCTCCTGTCATTTTTTCAAGTGTTTCGTCCGGCGCTTGCCAATGCTCTCTATCGTCTGCCGTGTAATTATAGTTATCGTCTATCCAATTAAATACTTCCTCCTTTGTTCCGGTTGGATAAGATATTGAGCAAGAGAAAAATACAAATATCAACACCGCTATTGTTTTACCAAGCATAACTCATGCCCTGATATGCGCTTGCATTGCTCGCATAAATAACCTTCGTATCTGTTTGATAGATTGGCGTAGAATGATTAAATAGCATTCCGTACAATGTGATATTGTCAGCTCCTGTTCTTCTTGCCCTATGATGAAAAATTATGACTGGCCCGTTTACGCTTATATATGATCCACATACCAACATCTCATCATTTATATTTGGTATATGCGCTTCCATAGCTGTATATAATCCGCCAAAAGTTCCAACCCCTTGCTCATGATAATAAGATGTAACACTGTATCTAATAGACGTTTTTACAAATCCCCCAACGGTTAAATTACTTGTAACAGATGCCGTACCGGTTATTTGCGCAGTCCCGCCTACGGTTAAATTGCTCGTTACTGATGCGGTTCCGGCTATTTGCGCATTACCCCCTACGGTCAAGTTGGTTCCTACGGAAGCAGTCGTAAGTAATTTTAGTTTCCTGCTTTGTTCCTCTTGCAAGTTCTGTAGTATAAATTTATCCGTCCAGGTTGTAGGATTTGTTTTAGTACACCCGCCTATTATGCGGATATTGCTGCCTGTGGTCGTGTACCAACCTTGCTTGCTGGTGCTCCACTCCGGCGCCGTCGATGTCCATGAGCCTGAGACTATTTGGCTGCCTGCCGTGCCGGAAGGGGTAAGAGCTATATACGCCGTTGCCGCTGTGGTCGCCGCCGTCCAGGATGAAGCGTTAAGACTGTCGTTTGAGGCAAAGGTAAAAAACGCCCCGGCAATTTCTATCTTGCTGCCCGCCGCGATCTGTGGCTCCGTAGTCGCCGTCATATTCGTAAGGCTTATTCCCTGATATCCTAAAAGGCTGTTTAAAATTGTTACCGATGTCGTGATTTGTGCGCCCACGTTATAACCCTCCCGCTTTTCTTTCAGCCCACCATTTTTTAACTCTTATTGATTGCCGTTCCTTCCTTTCTTCACTATGGGGGACACCTGTTAAAGCATTACTTATTTTAAGTCTTACATCAAACGGTATTATTTTATTTTTTTGGCCATTAGATACTTTTTCATTCCATTCCTTTGTATGAATTACTTTTTTTGCAGATGCGCTCATTTTTTCCTTTGTTTCTTCTGACATTTTTCGGCCTTGCATGTGAGCATATTTTTCTGGACAAGATTTTCTTATCTTACTTAAATTAGCTTTTTGTTCCTCCGTCCACTTGTGGCCCGTGTGAGTTTGTGACATTTTTATCTTTTGTTCCTCTGATAGTTTTTTCCCTTTATTAGGAGAAGGATACCCTTTTTTCGCTTTGCTTATTTTTCTTTTTGTCTCTTCACTAACTATTCTATTTGCTTGACCACCAAGATGAATATTATATCCGTTTGGAACCGCACTATTTATTTTTTGTATCATCTGTTGCTCGCAATAATCTAATAATCCATATGGGATATTTGTGTATTCATATTTACAAAAAGATTCCATCCCATATTTTCTTATTGCTTTACCTAATAATGATTTTTTTTCAAAACTGTGTTCATATATACGCCTATCTACTTTTTTTTTCGTTTGCCCTACATAGCAGTTACCATTTATCATATTTTTCATTACATAGATATTATAAACGCTCATCGGTCTTCCTCCAAAGTAAGGTCATAGGTAAATCGCATATTTCGTTGATGCCGAAAACTCATATTCCCGTTAATCGAGCAATAACACGGGTCAACTAATTGATACGTTCTATCCGTGTCAAAGTTGCAAAATATAAGATTTCCGTGGTTCCCTATATCGTCATACATATCTTCTATCTGTTCTATCATTGCGTATGCAGTCACCGGGAATGACAATCGAAACTCTCGCCAACCTATACCGGGAGTAGAAAATTTCTGCCGGTTTTTTCCATACATAATCGTATCGCTTCGTTTCTTTGTTGCCACGAAATCAAGCAGGCTTGAGGGGGAAACGTCAATATATTCGCCCAACCACAATCTTCCTATTTCTAGGTATCCATCTGTATTTGTCGTATCCTCAATCGAGAACCGCCAATACTGATAACTCGACCCGGTAAAGAATTTTAAAATAACCCCCGCGTTATAAGTCACGGTCTGGCTTGTCGCCCCCGGCCAGGAATCGCTTGAGTTACCCTCTAAGGTTATGTTTGCGGAACTGGTGAGGTTATGTCCCATTACTGCAACTACGGTTACTGTTTGAGCAGTTGCTAAATCAACTATAACCGTTTGTGTTGAAGCATCAGTACTCCGCCATACTTTGGCAAGTCGTTGGTTCTGCGTATTTTCAACGGCATATCCGGTCGCCTCGCTCGATGCCGTCAATGTTCCGTCGTCAAATAGATTGTTATAGGCTATTCTCATACAACTGCCCCTTGGTCGATAAGTACCGTCCTATTCCTTGTTGCTTGGAAAATCTTATCAAGTAAGGGTCTCGAATCGAGATTCACAATAATCCGCATATCCCCTGCATCCCCTCCGGGTGATAAAAAATCTTCCAGCCTATCAAGAGGAAAAACTACTTCAGGTTGACCCGCTTCGCCAAGTGTCGCAACCGTACCGCCGGGTCTTGCCGGGACGATGCCGCCTTCCGCTAAAGCCGGTAATGGTTTAGCCAAAACAATAGCAAGCTGTATCGCTCCCTGTAGTGCGGCAAACGCCGCAAGAGCCGGACCTATAATTGGTTGAGTCAATGCGGCCATAACCGCCTGTGCTGTGTACAAGCCAATATTAAACGCTGATGTTACCTTACTTGCAACCGCCGCATCCCGCGCTAGCCTCCGTTTAAGTTTTGCGAGTTCTTCTTCTGATTTTCCCTCTTTTTCTGCCGCCTGTAGTTTCATATCATTTGAAATGTCTACAATGTCATTTATGTAATTGAGCATTCCGATGTAATCAAATGCAAGTTGTATCCGTTGATCCGCTACTTTTTTATCTAAATCCATTTGTTTTTTAGCGTTTGCTTCGGCAAGGTTCTGCTCTTCGTCATACGCCTTTGATATTTCCTCAAGACCACCTATTATAATTTCATGCTGAATAGCCGCCTTCTTGTTCTCTGCCTCAACCCATAAATCGAGAGAATGGTCAGTTATTTTCGTTTCTTCTGCTTGTTCTTCTTGTTTTTGCTCGTGCATCTGCCCCCATAGTTCCGCCTCGGCTTCTAGGGTGACTCTTTTCTTTTCTTCAAGGTGCGTGATTAAATCTGATATTTCCTCGGCCTGTTGCTCTTTGGTTATCGTTGTTTTAGTTTCAGCCGCTTCTTTGGTAAGCGTAACTTCCGTTTCTTTTGTTTTTGCGATAGCTTCAAGTCTTTTCCTGTTGTCCTCTTCGATTCTTGCAGCTGTTTCCGCGTCGAAGGCCGCAAGTTCCGCCCCGGCGGACCGCATGGCCGCCACCGCTTCGTCAATCGCCCGTTGGTCTTTTGCCAGGAGCGCGTCTTGCTGGGCGTGTATTTTGGTAAAATCCACTCCCTTCATTAAACTTTCCGTTGACCTTGTAATCGCTATGGACTGTTTATTTATATTGGCAATAGATCGAGTTCTTTCGAGATTTTCTTCTCTAATGGCGATTGTATTTGCAAGCGTCGCGCGTGCCGCCGTTCTTAACTCTAAAGAATTAAGCTGCAATACTCCCGTTGTCGCATTTATTTCGGTTTGTAAATCGGGATACACCGCTTTAAGATCGTTCGTAAGCCGTGCAAGCTCTTTTGATTCTTCCGCAGTTAGCTCCGTCTTCCGGGCTAGTTCTTCATACCGAGGTACTAAATTATTCACCGCAACCATTTGCCGTTCGGTGAGTTCTACAAACTTTTGATGTTCCTCGTTTAGTTTATTTTCCCGTATCTGTAAAGCAATCATGGCCCCGGCTGCCGCAACCAAAGCGCCGACAAGCATAAGCGGACCAAGCGCAATATTAAGGGTTGCTAAAGACGCGGTTAAAGATTGTACGACACGTATCGCACTTCCGACAAGAGTAACCATTTTCCCTATGCCTAAAAGCACGGGACCGATTGCAGCCGCAACCCCTGCCACGATTAAAATTGTCTTTCTTTGATGTTCGTTCAGTGAAGCGAACTTCTGCGCCCATTCGGTGAGTTTCCCGACAATCTCTTTAGCAATCGGTAAAAGAATTTCCCCTATGCTTCTACCCACCGCAACTACATTATCTTTGAGCGTTGAGAATTGCCCTTCAAGAGTCTGTGACGCCCTTTCCATTCCATTAAAAAACAATCCACCTTCACTTGTCGCAATCTTAAAAGCTTCAGCAACCTCTTCCGCGCTTACACCTCCCTGCTCCATCCGCTTTTTAAGCTCGCCCATCGTTTCGCCGGTCTTTTGTGAGATTACTTGTAATGGGTTAAATCCTGCGTTGATAAGCTGTAAGAGGTCTTGCCCCATAAGCCGTCCGGTGGATTGTATCTGCGAGAATGCAAGCGTAAGACTGTCAAGTTTTGCCGCGTTGCCCCCTGCAATATCGCCTAACATTTTTAAATTAGGTAATACCTGCTCATTCGCAACACCAAAGGCAAGCATGGTCTTGGTTGCCTTCGCTAAATCGGTTAATTGGAAAGGTGTTTTTTCAGCAAGTTTCGTCAAATCGCCAAGTAGTTTTTTAGCCTTATCCGCGCTCCCTAACATGGTTGTAAACGCGGATTCCTGGCTCTCCATTGATGCGGCCGCTTTTAAGGATGCTGCCGCAAGCCCAAGAATAGGAAGCGTTACAAATGTTGATAATTTCTTGCCGGTATTTTCGGCAACTTTCGCAAAGTTTTGAAGTTTAGTTTGAGAATTGTCTATTGATTTATCTAATCCCGAATTGTCGCCGACAATCCGTACGACCATGTCACCGAGGTTCGCCATCGCCAATCTCCCCGAACTGCTTACGCAATTCTTCCCGCTTCCGTTTCAATTCGGCATGGCTCATCTGCGCTGCGGTTTTAGGTCTCCCGTCCTGCTTGCCGTATTTGGCTTCCATGCCGCCGTTGTAATACATAACGATTTGTCCAAGGCTCATTTTCCACAAAAGATACTCCTTAGTCGCCCATGGATACAGTAAAGCCATTCCTATAAACAGCCTGCCGAGATGGATTTCATCATCCCCGTCATCGGCTATTTTTTTTTACCGTAATCCTCGATGCCTGAATATGACCGTTCAAGGGCTTCCTTTATCGCTTCGGCGAACTCTCGCACCTGCCGTGCGTCTACGTTCTCCATGAACCATTCTTTTGTCATCTCAGGATTTTTCCATGAGCAAAAAGCAGCGCACAGGCGGATCGTTAAATCAAACGCCCGCCTCGCGCTTTCTGGATTGTCCTTGACCGCTTCTACGGTTATTGTCGACAGATCTTGCATGATAGAATCAATCTCAAAGGTTATTCCGCATGGAATAAACGATACGTCTATTTCAGTATCCGCAAGTTTTATGTAATTAGGCTTAGGCCGTAAAACGTCAAGGTCTTTTACTTTCATGTCCACAAGCTCTTAGTTATCTTGTAAAGCTGACTTCCAGCGGTCCTGGTTCCATCAACTACGCCAACAACGGTTATTGGAATAACGTTTATCGGGTCGCTGTCATTGTCTGACTTTGCGGTAATGGACAGTCCCTGGCTCATGGTTGCTTTATACACGGTGATAATCGTTTCTTTTGTTGCTCCGGCGACCATCCGCGTATTAGTGAACTTAAACGCCTGCGGTGTTACAACAGTATTTCCGCCCGCGTCCAAAGTTGAAAGAACAGATGTTGACGTTGACGCAAGCCCTCCGCCTGATATTGCCGCAAGACTCGAAGCGTCATACTCGATCAGGTCGAAAGCAACGGTAAATGTTTCAAGCGCGATCCCTTCTACCGGATCGGGAGCATTTCCAGCCTGGACGTCGTACATGGTGATTTCGTGTGCAAAACTGTTCACCATGCCTGCGCCAAGGTTGACATACGTCCCTAATGCGGTTGCCGCCGTTTCTATTTTATAGTTACCAAGTATTAACTTTGTAGTGTTAACACTTGTGTTCTGATACAATGCCATTGTATATCCTCCTACGATACAGTAGTTGACGGAAATATAACTTGTATATCCACCGGTGCGTTATATATTCCGTCCGCCGATTCCGGGATAAGTCCATTGTCATTTTGTAGACTACCCCGGATAACTTCAAATTGATTAGTCGCTCCCGTGTTTCCAAAAGTGCCCGTTGAACTTGCACCTATGAATAAATCGAGTACAACCCGCGCCAGGTCTCGCGCCGTGCCAGGGTCTGAAGTACGACAGTTAATGGAATAGGTGCAGATTTCTATTCCATTCCTGCGCGCCCCAGGCCCGACCTGGTAATAATTTATACAAGGCGTTACGGTCCCGGTCGGTCTAAGCCCGTGGTATATCCTCGTGCTTGTTATGGCTGTTACCGTAGTTGCCTGGTTTAACAAATATCCGATAGCCTGGTAAGGTTTCATTTGATATAATCCTTAAAAATATTCTTCCCGTTCTGTTTGACAATTGTAAGTTCCTGCCCTTTCGCTAAATCGAGAGATGGCCGTAAAAATGCCTTTGCATTTGACTTTACAGTGCCAAACTCAACATACGGGCCGTATTCAACTGGAGTACCAACATACACCTCGCCATCTATTGCGGGCTTTTGTATAGCCTCAGTTGCCGGTGCTTGTGGGGATGTGCCTTCTGTCCGTGATTGCGTTGTAATACTTCCCGCAAGTAGACCAGTAAGTACCGGACATAATTCTTTCGCTTGTCTCTCAACAATCAGCCCGATTTCAAATGCCGACTTGTCCCGCACCCGCTTGCCTCTGATTTTAACCTCTTCGCCGTTCCATTGTGTTTCAACTGTTGTCTTTATCACGAGATGTACTCCAACCCGACAATGGTTAATTCGCCCCGATTCGCTACTTCGTCCGGGTGTCCGGTTATTTTATATGTATGCCCGTTATATCCTATATCCGCGTCGTTATCCGTAAACGTGTATTCGTCTGTTTCAATCGCTAAAACATGAGACGAAAATCTTGCAATCTTGTCGCTTATAAGCGTATTACTTCCGCCCGGCTGCCATATTGATGCACGGGTCAGAGTCGTAATAGTTGTAGTAGTCGTACTGCCGCCCTGCCCGTCAGGAGTAACTACCCTACGATTTACCGTTACCCCGCTGACAATGTTGAGCATATCACGTAACGCCATTACATGAGCCTCGCTACTTTGTGCACGTCAAATATAGACAAAATATCATCAGGATACCCGAAAGACTGCCCGCCGTCTGAATACGATTCGCTGAACGGCCCAAGGCTCCTTGACCTAACTCCTGGTGATTGCTTGCTCCTATCATCGTAATCGTACTTAACCATTTGCGCAGCCGCGTAGGTTACATCTCTCGGCCATCGTACAACCGATATTTGTATAGACCGTGTTGAATCGGTAGGCTCCGCTACAAATGCGCTACCGCTTGAAACAATCGTCAAGGTAGAGCCGGAAACACTATCAAGCGTAAAGTATCCGTCGTTCCGATGGGAATAATAAATGTATATATCGTCTCCAGCTATAAATCCGGTATCCTCAAGCTCTGACCCCGCTACAATGACCGTTCCGTCAGTCGCTGAAAAAGTACAAGACCCGACAATGTAAATCCCCGTTGTGAAATAGTTATTTGTGATAATCGCAATACGGTCTTGGATGATAGGAATAAGGCCCGATGATGCAATCGTCGCGGCGCTTGCGGAAATACTTGTATAATTAGTTACCTGTGTTGCCGTTACGACCGCCATTCTATAACTCCTAAAAATATGGGCGGGTTTCCCCGCCCGCTGTTATTCGGTCGCTCTCGGATACTGGAAGGCTTCTATCGAAGCTGTACCGGTACCTGCCATGGTAATGACAACCGTTCCGCCGGATGTAAGGAACCTCGCGCCCTCAAAGTCCTGGCCGCCAAGAATGGCGGAAGCGCTTGACGCTATTACCGTCATCGCCTTTGTCCCGATTCCAAGACCGGAGTATTCCGTACCTACCCCGATTGTCGGAGTTACCGACCCGCCCACTGCCGAAATCCTGATTGCGATAGAGCCGAAGTCAATAGAACCTTGTGCCGTGGTCGGCGCAATGGTAATTGTCTCGCTCGATGCAACCGCAGTCTTTGCGGTGATTGTCGCTCCGGTTATAGTAGTCGTTAAAACTGAAAGTGTAGTACTAGCCATAGTTATACCCCCTTAACCTTTAGTCGCCGCGCAATAACACATTGCGTTCGGACGTACAACCTTTGAGCCGTACACATACAGTCCTTTGACACCAGTATCAAAATAACTCTCTCTTTTTACCGCTTCCATTTCTGCGATTTGACCCGCATACGTGAGAGCAGACCGGTCAAGAGCCATAATGTTCCATACCGTGCCGTTGTTGTTTACGTTGTTGCTCATCAAAATGTCAAACCCAAAAAGGTGTCCGACATAGCCGTTTGATATAAGTCCGTCGCCGGTTGTTTTTACAGTCGCCGTGGCCGAAACCGCACCGCTTGCAGCCATGACAAGGTGCTGATTGTACCAAGGCGGTACGATTATTACCCGGTTCCCGGTAGGGACGTTCGCCTCGTCCAATTCTAACTGGAAGTTAGAAAGGTTGAGCAAAACATTACCCGCTGTTACGGTAAGTGCGGTTACACTGTTTCCTGCTTCCGCATATTTACCCGCAAGGTGCTGGTCAATAGTGTCCGCAACCGCATAGGCCGCTTCACTCATTGCGCCGTCCATAAGTTTTGGTTTGGTTTGTACCATGTCAATTTTATCAATCGAAAAAGCAAAGTATTTCGCCTGGTCGATTAACAAATATTTATCAGCGGAATCCAAGGTTTCCCATGTAAGACTTCCGCCCTTTGTATATGAGTTAACGGTAATAGGGCCGATCTCGTTTATTTTAACGGTGTCGCCCTGTCCGCTAATCTCACCTTCATAGTCACGATTAGCAACCTGCCCGAAAACAAGAGCTTTCCGCAATCTGACAAGCAGTTTCGCGCTCCATATTTTCGGGATAAAATTCTCTACGCCCATTAAGAGCCTCCTAAATAATCATGTCGTTTAGCTTGCCTTCCTCTTCAAGTTTAGCAAGCTCGTCAACCGATAATTTACTCAAATCAATCGGCTGCTGATTTCCGACTCCGCTCCCTGGCTTACCTGAATTATTGGCGATTAAATCATTCGCGAGTTTTTTGTCCCGCTCATCATAAACCGCTTTCCGCTTTTCAAGAAATGCTATTCCTTTCTCAAGCGTTAAGGCCGGATTGTCAATGTCGATTTCATCCTCAAGGTTAAGTCCTCTTTCGGCGGCTTCTTTTTGAAGCATTCGTATCAATCGCTCATGAGACAATTCAGCCTCTTTCAGTCTTGCCTGTTCCTCAACAGCCTGGAGCCGTTCTTCTACGGTTTTCTTCTGGTCATCCTTCTGCTTGGATACCGTCTGTAATTCCGTTATTTTTTTGTTAAGCCCGCTTATTTCACTTTTAAACGCGGCCTCCATTTCTGCACGTACCTTTGACACGATAGATTCAACGTCAGACTCCAGGGGTTTTTCGGTTTTCTTTTCCGGTTCCTCTGTCTTCTGTTCGTCTTTCTTTTCGTCTGCCATAATTCCCCTCCCGATTACTTTGCCCTGTGGACACCTTAATCATATATATTCTATCCCATATATATAGGATAGTCAAGACACTTACTTATGCGTTTTCGCCCATTCGCTATATGTCTGATACGGTATAATTCCCTCATCCCTTGACCGCCTTAACTTCGGTTCGTATCCTTCAATCTCAAATGCCAATCTGCACCGGCACTGTATCCTTTCCCCTGCGCTTAACCCTTCCCATGCCGGGTATGGCGCTCGTTCCCTGCCTGGACCGTTAAACAATCCGTCAGGCTGTCTGTTCTCTCCGTCCATCGCCCCGTGGTCGGGTCTTGTTTTCCCGTCAAGCGTTGCGTCCCATTTTACATTTCCCTCGATGCCTTTTTCTTGCGCCTTTGTATACGCATCATCTTGCCCCGCGTTAATCGCCGTCTGCCCTTCCGTCCGTAGTATTCTCATGGTTTCATAAGCCGTCCGGTTAATCGCTTTCTTTAAATCCTTTGACATTGCGGCGTAGGATTTCCCCAAAGATAACCCGTTATTGAGCGCTGCCCTGACCTGGAGCTTCCCCTCAAGTTTATATCTCTCTTTTGCAATATCAAGCCACGGGTTGGCAAGGTTTTCCATCACCACGGCTTTGTTAATCGTACCCCAGGCAATCCGCACCCCTGCCCCGTTATCGATAGCCCAAGCATAGTGGAAAAATGCGGCCTCGTATTGTTCTGGTCTTAAAAGCTCTATTGTTTTGATATTCGCCTTTAGAGCAGGGTCCAAGGCCGCAATCATTTGCTTTTCCATGGTCGCATATCTATTGTATCGGGTCATTTCCGCTTTTGTTAAAATACCGTCTTTTGCGTACTTGTCATAAATCTTTGCCATCTGCCCGCGCATGATCGTAAGAGCATCAACAAGCGCTTTCATGGTTTTCCGCTCGTATGCTTTTTCATGGGCTAAAAGGCGTTTATATGCTGTCGCTTCCAGTTCGTTTAGATTCGGCATCTATATTTTAATCCCCAAAGAATACAATGCGGCGGCAAGTCTTTGAATATCCTCTTCAGAAATAGTTAGTGCTAATTCTCCCGATATAATATGCATGACCTCATGTAAAAGGGTTTCACATAATTGGTCTGGCCCTTGGTCTTCTGATAGGCTTATTTTTTGCTTCTGTCTATTACTTGCACCGTAAGCGCCGCCCATTTGTACATCAGTAGAATAATCAATAGCATATTTTTTCCCTAAAATATTAATCTCTGTTTGTCTCATTATCGCCATTATCATCCTCCGTTTCCTCTATATCAGGCAACATTGTTTTCATCTCCTCCTCTTGCCGGTCAAGTTCCTGTTGTACGTCCGGAATTATATCGTCAGGCATTATATCCGCAATCAGGTACTTGCTAAATCCGGCCTGCTGCATCTTGACCGCAGTCTCCGCAAACTCAGCAAGGCTTAACGGCATGTTTCTTTTATGTGATATA